ATCTGCGCGAACTCGTCGCTAAGCACGGAGCCCAGACGGTGATCGCAATTCTGCGAAACGTCTACTGGGACACCATTGACAGGCAGCTCGCCCCGGAGGATCGCGCCAGGGAGATTCGAGACCGGCTCACAGAGTTCACGTCCGCCATTTCACACGATAGTCTCAATAACTATATTCCGGAAATGTGAGTATATGTGGAGAATATTGTTAATATTGTTTTCGTTGATTTGACGAAATGTGGTGAACTGTGGGGCGCGGCTGCGTTTATGCATGCCACCGACTGCAACTTCACTATCAGGAGTTATTCCATCGATCCATCTGCCGCAGTCCGCGAGCTTATGCACACCGTTCAATTTGTTCAGGGAGTAACAGTTGCCTTGCGTTCGTGGCAGGAAGGGAGAGTCACTTTCACTAGGTGCACATATTCGAATGAGATAGGCGGATATGTACTCACTTACAGCGACTCATCGGACGAGGATGCATACGTCTGCGCAATCATACTGTCGGAGCGCGGTAAAAACATGGTAGTAATCATCCCGGGGGAGAAGGATGCCCTTGCTCTCGAAGCTGAAGCAATTCTACGCGATAAAGGTTACACGGTCCGTATAATCGAGGAAGATGAAGACAGGAGACTTCCAGAATGGCTACACTGAGTGATTTCACTCTCCGACGCAGAATCGATTGGGGTGAACTCATTTCCGACTGGCGCAAACCGTTGTCCATTCAGCCGGCGTCAGTGGAAGTGCGGTTGGATGAAAACATTATCGTCTACCGTCATGGTGACGAAAATGTCACCATTGACGAGAACGGTTATGAGCTGTTGCCGGGTGAATTCATTCTCGCGTCCACCCAGGAGAAAGTCAGTGTGCCCGCCGATCTAGTGGCCAGGGTGGAAGGCAAGTCATCGTGGGCGCGACGTGGAATTCTCGTTCACGTGTCCGCAGGATACATCGATCCGGGATTCCAAGGAAACGTGACCCTGGAAATCGTCAACCTGCATTCTGCTAAATCCGCCATTCTTCACCCAGGGGATAGGATTGCGCAGATTGCCTTCGAGGACTTGGACAGGCCGGCTAGCATGCCGTACGGCACCAATGGTCTAGGCTCACACTATCAGGGACAGACCAATGTCACACCGTCGGCTATGGAGGTGGAATAATGAGCAAGATTGACCGCCGGGAAATCGCGCTGACTATCGCCAAGGAATTGCAGGACACGATCACGCCGCCTCGCATTTCCGACCGCGCCGGGGTTACCGTTATTGACTCCTCGCCGGGGAAGGTCGAGGTCACCGATGATGGCGTTGCGGTGACGACGAAGCGCGGCGTCTCGGCAGGATGGACTCACAGGGATTCTTGTAGCCCGGAGCATTCTGCGATGCGTTGCAACCTACTTTTGTGGAGCGTCTCATGACAGCGAATAACCCAAGGCTGGAGATCGAGCACGAGATTAGCCTCACGCAATTGTGGCTTCCGAAGCCCGACGTGTGCAGTATTGACGAAGCGCACATGATCGCTCATCTGGAGTGGCACAACCGCCATAAGGGAGTCGGAATTGACGTCACTGTAGAAAACGGTGACGGCGGCGCTGTCAGTAAATGGGTCATCTGGGGATGGCCATTGAGTGTTGTAGGCGTTTACCATGAGACAATCGGCGAGAATACGTCTAATCTTGCGCGCCGTCTAGCGCGACGATGGGATAGCGTAGAGTGTGACGCAATCGCTGCCCGTCAATTCAGGGAGATCAATAACACGATTCATTTGATCCTGAACTCGCCGTCGATCGACGTTCAGGACGATGCGCGTTCCGACCTCATGGGCGTCCTGGACGATATTGCTCGCGAGCACGGAGGAGACTATCAACGCTTGGGACTATAGTCTCTTGCGCCGGGTGTGAAAACATTCCCCCTCACCACGATTTCTGTGGTGAGGGGGAATGTTTCACGTGAAACACTCAGGCGCCCGGCGTTGGAGCCGGAGCTATCTTCGCCTCCAACGCAGCAACACGCTCAGCCAAGTCGAGGTAGCCGCCATGCCAAGCGACCACACGCTCCATAATCCAATCCGAGGGGGGATTCTGATAAGGATTCTTCTCTGGCACCCACTGGCCGCCCTCACCCTGCACCAGCTCGCCGTCGGTCACATACAAATGTGAAACACCAAATGACGCGGCACGATCGATTACCTGTCGGAAATTCTCTTTCGTAACCCCATGGATGACATGCCACCACTTGGTGGAAGGCTGCGCACGCATCACATCATTCGCAATCGGATTATTAGGGTCATCCGTCAAATACTTGGCGGCAGTGTTCTCGAAGCTCATGCACACGTCGAAATCGAGCGCGCACACAGCCTCAGTAATATTACTGCCGGGATTAATGGCGATCGTGAAATTCTTTCCGTAGATGCGTCGAATTTCGCCGATGAGGTCGCCGTACCAACCGACGCGCCCGGACTGTGCCCCCCAGCCATTGATTACCTCGTCCAAGAATACTCCCTGGAAAAGACCATCGTACTGGGAGCGTAGGTTGGCGCACAGTTGCATAATGTATTCGCGCGTGAACTTGTCCGGATCCGGCACGCCATTCCTAGCAGAATCATCCTTGGCGAGTGACGCTACACCGTAGCGGGTAGGAATGTACCAAAGAATCCTCTTCGCCCCGGCCGCCTGGGCGCGCTGCGCCTGGGTGAGAAAATCGTTGTCTTTGGCGGACCAATCGCCAGTGGAGCGATTCATGATCACGTAGCCGAGAGCATTTCCGTAGGCAAGTGTCTTGGCCCACTTTGAGGTCTTTCCGGCCTGGACTTCATTGTAGAAATCGGGCCAGAAGTACGTGACCGGGGAATAGTAGTGTCCGCCGACCGCGAAAGGCGAGATCGAGGAGAATAGCGGGGCGACCAGCTTGTCAACGCCGGCCTTAGTGTACCCAGTAATGTTTGCCATTGTGTTTTCTCACTCTCCGTAAGTCCAGGTAAGACCATCGTCACTGACGATGATCTTGCCAGCATTGCCCTGGCCGTCTCCGCCGGGATTGCCGGGATCGGGAGTACCGCCGCCGTTCCATGCTGACAGGGAGGTCACCTGCACGTCGCCGGAGGCCGGCAGCTCCGCCCCACGGACTTCACGCGCCCAAACGCCGGCGACGTTCAGAACAATTGCCCATCGGCCGCCATGGCTGGCATCTACCTCTACTTCAATCCTGCCCTTGTCGTCGGCATCGCCGCGCACCGGAGCGGGAACGGTAGTAATATTGTCGGACGTATACACGGTTTCAGGGCGGACGCTCATTGTGGCGTTGACTGTCTTGCCGGCGGCATCCACGACCGTAGCTATGACCTTAGTCATATTATTATCACCTATTTCTAATAGTGAACTATTTTTGTTGATTACAGGTCAACGCGGGTCGCACCAAGAGTAGCCACCGTAAACACAGTGCCCGGGAAAACACCGCCGTCGTAATGCCAGTACGGGTCCGCACCATAGCTGCCCGCTGTAGTGTAAGCAACCCTATGCGAGCCGGCTTCTACGGAAAGGCGCCACTGCATGTGGTGCGTCATAAACGTGCGATTATACTGAATTTCGGTCTGCCAAATGCCCCTGTTGTCAAGTTTGAAACCGAAGAAATACGAGCCGACTGCCTTATCCTTCTCCTCCTCGGAATGGTAGTCCTCGTGCGCAATACTCACGCACACGTCAAGAGAGAACTCCATGAGACTCTTGATCGGCAGAGTGACAATACCGTCACCCCACGTGTAAGTGGTGTGATCCGAGGTCGAGCGCCCGCGACCGTTCGTGTTATCGCGATGCCTGTAAAGCACGCCGCTAAAGCTGTTAGCCGGGTTAATGTTGAATGACCCGTCACCGGCCTTGGAACCGTCGGCAGTGTACAGAATGTCGTCAATAATGAAAACTGCGGGACGTGCTTTCGAGACCGCCCCGGACGGTGCAGCCGCAAGCATAACGCGCGCCGCCGCCACTGATGCCGCTGGCATAACCCGACCAGCGGAATCATCATACGCGTCCCAGGCCTCAATGAGGTTATCGTCTACTGTGGGGACTACGCCGCCGGTCCACCTAGTGTTAGGCATATTATTCTTCTCCTAAAAATATTGTTACACAATCTTCAGTAGGTGAGCCAGCTAACCGTCATCTCGCCCCAATCCATAATTGTACCCTCGTCAATATTCTGATACGTATAAAGCGCAATCCGATCCCCGACGCTCAGACGCCTAACACCGGTCACCTGCAACGCAGTCCACAAACCATGATTCAAAGCAGCATACATGTAAACACCGTATTCAACGTCGTTGCTGCGAGCGACCCTTGTGCCGCCAACATATCCGGCCCATGACGACCTGTACCATGTTGTGCCGTCTAGACGGTAGAGCCCACTCTGGGGAATAATGATTTCGACACCGTCTACTTGCATTCCGCCACGGACGATCTTTTCCTGCGAACCCACAGGAACCTTCGTCCAATCATCTTTTTTAGTCCACAGGTGCGCGTTGTTTGTTGCCATGTGGGCGAAAGGCGGCTCCGTGAAAGTACGCCAAGACGACGCGTGAGGCGAAGCCGACCCGGGCGGGTCATAGGACACACCATTCGTGTCCATGATAAGCTCGCCGCCCTGACGATCGGTGATCTGTATTTTCGCTACGCCCTCGTCGTCGCGGAAAATATGTAGCCCGGAGGAGCGGCTCATTTTCCATGACACGTACATGGAATAAATGATTCCGAGCGTCATTCCCGGCGTGAAAACATCGTTAGTGCGGGCGCTAATGTAGAATGGCGTGTCCGTGTCTTGGATCCACGCACCATCGGGGAGCGTGAAATCGAATCTTATTTTCTGCCTGGCCGTTGCCTGCTCGTCAACAGTGATGATTCTATTCTTGCCAATGTTGATTGTGAGAATCGCGCGGCCGTTCCATGATGGGGTGAAAAGAATATACCCCTCGACCTTGCCGACGCCTTCACCGGCGATGCCGTATGTTTTTGGTTTCGCAACAGCAACGTCGTAGACTGCCATCTGCGCGCCATCGTTACGATTAGGACGATCCCTATCGGTCAGAACGAATCGCGTGCCGCCCTCGAGCTCCTCTACGGTCGCAATTTTAGGGGACCAGATAGACTCCCAGAACTCGTATTCGCTGCCGAGGCCGAATCGGATATTCTTCTCGCCTGACGTCGGCTCAGTGTCAACGAGTGAAAGTTCACCACCGATAAGCCTGTTGCCAATGAGGTCGCCGGTAACTTTTGCTGCGTTGAATGTGGCGTTTCCGGCGGTCAGCATTTCCGTGGTAACGGACGCGAATGCGGCGATTTTGGCCCAGAGTTCCCCGGACGCGTAAATGTTGCGTGCGGACACAGAACCGTCAGCGAGCGAGACGTTCCCTACGGATGATGGGACGAGGATGCTGCCGGCGACCATTGTTCTGGTCACCCACTGCGTGCCGTCCCAAATACGTACGTCAGTGATATGCCCGGCATTGTCGGTGACATACCAAATCAGCCCTGTGACCGGATTCTCGGGCGCGGTTGGGGACACTACGGGCGGACGGTTAGCTTCCGCGATCTGGACAGCTTTTTCCGCGTCTTTCGCTGCCTTGTTCGCTGCACCTTCGGCTTTGTTGGCGCGGTCTCGAATGGCGTCGGCTTCCTTGAAAGCGCGTTCGGCGTCTTTTGCGGCCTGGCTGAGAATTTTGCCAGTGTGCCCAAGGTTCTCAACTTTTGCGCCGGAGGGCGGCTCGGCGATAGGGTCACTGATCTTGACTACACGGCCGGATGAGTCAATGATGACGAGTACGCGGGCGCCTATCCATGTGGCAATACCGTCGGATTCGCCAACGGCGTGAGAGGTCGGATTGCTGTAGGGGATCCCTACCTCTACCCAGCCGGACGGGAGTGTACTGTCGGTGGCGGACGTGCCGGTGATTTTCCCGTACGTCCACGATACTGAGGATTGCTGAACAATAACATTGTTATTGTTACGTCCGCCGCCGTTTCGTGGCGCCGTGTCAAGCAATAGTGACGGTCTGACCATGATGCCCGCTATTCTCCCAGTACCTCTATGTCTACCCTCATTGTAGCGGACGGATCAGACAATGGGAGACTATAGGCTGAGACACGACCCGCAATATGCTCCCCCTGTTCAGTAATCGCACCGACAATATCCCCGACCTCGATACGGGCATCCGGAATAATCGTCAAAGACCTGGAAGAGCGAGAGGAAATGTCCTGAATCATATACGTGTCCGCAGCCTCGGACACCTCTCGCGCCGAGCTGGCGGCACTGAATTCCTTGTGCGACGTAACCCAACCGTAACCGCTTGGTTCGTATGGCGGGTCAGTGATTTCACGTTCCGCGGTCCACCGCTCCTCTTGCTCACCCTGAGCTCTCTGTTGCTTACTACCGGTAACATACCACCTGTTCGGTCGACGGCCACCTGACCTAGGGGCACGCGGCGCCTCCAAAAGGAAACCTGACTCGTACGTGTAAATCTCGTCAGGCGCCGTCTTGTCGTGAAGTTTGAAAATATGCAGCATTCCATCGGCTCCGCTACGAATACCGCAGCCACGCGATTCTACGAGCTTATAGATTGATTCGATTCGCGAATTTCCCCATTGCGTGGTGCGGGGAATAGGCGCATCCCAAACGTCGTCCTCCAATTTCACTCGCACGTATTCAGCGAGCTCGTTGGCTTCGGAGAGCAGGGTGGCGCCAGCGGCGGGGGAGGACGGCCACGGCCTCGGATTATCGGCAAGAATCTGTGTCAAATCTTTACAGGAAACGTTCACTTTTTCTTTCGACACTGACCATTCCATGTTGACGAATTCGCCGAGTGGAATTTCCCAGTAGTCGCCGCGCCGATTCTCATAGAGTGCGGTCACCATGGAACGCTGCCCGAAATTGTTGAGCGCATCCAACGGCCATTCCGGGACCCATGACATTGGGCAAGAATAAGACAGGGCGCCCGGAACCTGGCGGTTCGTTGAAGACCACTCGACTTTCACTTCGGAGGCAGGTATTCCCGTTTTGAGGACTTCGCCGCCACGAATAATGTCGATTCTTGCGCCGATGCTGAGGCCGTCTGAAAGGGCGGCCAGCGTGGGGCCGTTTCTCATGGCATTCCCGCAATCATTTTACAAATCTCAATGTACGTGCGCGATTTCCATACTTTGTCGACTTCCCGCCATTCGCCCCAGGTGACGCATGGTGCCGCCCCCCAGCCGGCGTGAGGGCCGACAAGCATCGGTGAGTCCTCAGGAACCTCATGCCATTTCACATTCCACCGAATGATACCGTCCCCCGTGATCCTGGCACTGTCGACCTTGTCCACGGTAATGAATCGCGATGGCAGAACGTCGGCGGGGGCGCCGGGTGTAAGAATAAGAGGCTCACGCTTCTGCAAGATTTCCCAAACGTTATTAACGTGGGATGGGTCGTCTAGGACGAATTGTCCGCCTCCGGTGCGAGCTACTTCTAGCATCGGCCACCTGGCGATAAGTGAATTATATCTCGAAATCGGGGAGGACCATTCTCTTTTATCCTGGGCCTCCTCCCAGATGAGCCCGGGCACGGTGCGGCCGTTGAGTCCGCTCACCATGCCGCGCCACCACTCCACCTCGGGGCGAGTCAGCGTAACCGAGGAGTCGCCCTGAGTGTATTTTATTGTGGTGCCCGGCACGGCGTATGCGTCTGAGAGGATCATTGTCACCGGCTCAGTGAGCTGGGGGCCCTCGAGCTCGCGAATCATTTTCGCCCTGCCGGTGAGAGGTCTTTTGTCGCGGGCCATCCCAGGTACGGCGAAAAGACGATCCCCCGCATAGACGGGTTCCTTGCCGGTGGCCATTATTGACGGCAGCCCTGTGTGTGTAGCAATCCATCCCGTAATCGGCATTATTATATGCTTTCCGTCACAATGGTTTTCATCGGTTCATTCGATCATAGTCTACTATGGCCGAGGTTGCCTCTACTTGCATGCGGCCCACGAGATCATTGTCCACGTCCCGAATTTCGAGCACGTCAGGGCCGAGTGCACGATTCTCCAGGAGGCTGATCAGCTTATCCATTTTCTCCCACTGGGCTGACGTGAAAACAGGCTCCGGACGGCCAGTTTTATTCTCGATTGTTGAGAGGCCGGGCTGCAGAAAGCCGCCATTATCGTAGCGGAGATTCCCAGCGGACGGCCCACCATAGATCGGGACCTCACGCACCGGGATACCGAAAGTCGGAGCCTCGACCATCATCCCGTTACCGGAGGCGATAGCAACGTGGTGGGCCGGGTAACCCCAGAACAGGAGCGTTCCAGGAACCATAGGATTACCGGGCGATGACATTGCCTGATACCCGGCCGCCGTGAGACGCGGCACATGAATACCCATCGCATTGAGCGCCCAATAAACAAGACCAGAACAATCGAGCCCACCGCCCGGGGAGACGCCGCCCCAAACATACGGTGTACCGATAGCCCGTCGCGCCGTATTCACGAGGTCGCCGGCAGCGGCACCAATAGCACCGATTCCGCCACCGAATCCACTGACCACAGGCATGTGATCTTTAATCCAATCACCGAGCGCATCAATGGTTTTATCAACACCCGCTTTCCCGGCGTCGAAGAATGGTTTTGCCCCGTCGCCGCCCCACGAATCCAAAAGCTTGTGAACCGGAGCTTTGATGACAGTCTCGACAGCTCCGATCGGGTCGGAGAAGATCGAGGACACCGCGTCGGCTGCCCCAGTAATCCAATTAAGCGCAGCGGACGCGCCTTTTTCTACAGTTGATTTGACAGGGTCCCAAATACCACCCGGGGCGAATGCAGCATACCCCGCATCACCGCCGGGAATGCGGTCCCCGTGCGCGGCAGCGCGATTCATAGCATTCACCATTGCGGGCCCGCCGACCGCTTTCACCCATTCTGGGCGCATAATTGCTTCTCCACCGGAAAGCGCGAGCCGGCCACCACCATCGGGCGACACGAAATGATAAATGTCGCGGCCCGGAGAGTATCCGGGCAGAACACCACCGGACGCGTAACCGCCAATCGTGGGAGCCTCGGGAAGACGAAGATCAAGGGAAAGTTTCTCCATCATCCCGTTAACGAGTTTCCGCAGCCCATTGTTGTAGACGGTGCCGATAACGAAGTTAACGGGCTTGGCGGCGGCTTCCTTGATTTTGTCCCACGCCGTCCTAACACCATCTTTCATGGTGTTGGCGGCGGCCACGACCCTGTCCCAGGCGCTTGTAATTGCGGGAACGAGCGTGTTGGCAATCCAATCTTTAACGATTTGGATTTCGCCTTTCAGGATGTTCCACGCGCTGACGACCATGTTTTTCAGCCAGCTGGTCCACGAAACGACAGTGTTCCAGGCGGCGCTGATCGTGGTAGCTGCGCCTTGAATTACGGCGACTCCCATAGTGACCGCGGCGATGATGGATGCAAATACGAATGCGATGATTCCGCCCAGGATTTTCGCGCCCGTAGAGATTATTTCCCAGGCTACACTAATAACGGGTGCAGCGTAGGTTTGAATCCAATTCACCACAGGCTGCATAACAGCCCAAATACCATTCCATGTCGCCGATAGGGAGCCCCACATAATAGACGCCGTATCTTTAATAGCGTTAAAGGCACCGACTACCCAAGGCCATGCAATATTGTAGATCCAATCGACGACAGGTTGAATAGTGGCCCAGATACCGTTCCATGCTGCTGATATGGTGCCCCAAAGCGCAGATGCCGTGTCTTTGATCGTGTTGAACGTGTCGACGACCCACGGCCATGCCGTATAGTAAATCCATTCGACTACTGGTTGCATAGCAGCTTGAATGGAGGTCCACGCGGCCTGAACCGTACCCCAAAGATTGGACGCCGCATCCTTGATCGTGTTGAACGTGTCGACGACCCACGGCCATGCCGTATAGTAAATCCATTCGACCACTGGTTGCATAGCAGCTTGAATCGCGGCCCATGCAATCTGAATATTAGACCACATGTTAGCGGCCGTATCCTTAATCGCATTGAATGCGCCCACAACCCACGGCCAAACCGTGTTATAAATCCAATCCGCAACTGGCTGAATAGCGGCCTGAATAGCAGTCCAAGCGATCTGAATATCAGACCACATCATGGAGGCGGTGTCTTTAATCGCGTTAAAGGCGCCCACCACCATGGGCCAAATGTCGTTGTAGATTTGTGTGGCGACGGGCATGATTGCCGCCCAGATAGCGTCCCACGCCCACTGAATCGTGGACCAGAGCGCACTCACGCCCCAACTGATAGCATCCCATGCTGTAGTGAGGTACAGGACGGCAACGTTGACGATCCAATCGACGACAGGCCGGATTATGTCGCTAATCCCTTGCCATGCGGCGACCATCCCGTTCCAAACGATCATTGCGCCCGCAGAAATGCCATCCCAGGCGGCTTGAAGGTTGGGCCATGCGGTGCCGACGATCCAATCGACGACGGCTTGAATGACGGGCTGTATTCCCTGCCATGCGCCGACGATTCCGTTCCACACCCATTGTGCGCCTGCCACGATCCCGTCCCAAGCGGCCTGGAGTGCGGGCCATGCGGTGCCGACGATCCAATCAATGACCGCCTGAATGACAGGTTGCATTCCTTGCCATACGGATACCATGACGCCCCACATCCACTGGGCGCCTGCCACAATTCCGTCCCATGCGACTTGCATTAGAGGCCACACGTTAGCGGCGAACCAATCGGCAACAGCCCCGACTGCCGTTTTGATTGCTTCCCAACAAGAAATGACGACGTTGCGGAATGTTTCGGAGTTCTGCCATGCCACAATGATTGCCGCGACCAATGCTGCGATAGCGATAACAACAAGGCCGATTGGGTTGGCGTCCATTGCGGCGTTGAATGCCCACTGCGCCGCCGTTGAGGCGATTGTTGCAGTTTTGTGGAGGACCATCATTGCCGTGGCCCTGCCCCAAGCGACCGCCTGCATCGTGATCTGTGTCGTTGCACGTGCGATATTCGACAGGAATTCGCCGGCGTACATGAGGTTGAGCTGCGCGGTCTCGACCACATCTCTAACTTTCGCCACAGTCATCGCGTTAATGGCCGTGGTGACACGCCCGGCAACGCCGGCTACGCCCTCCATGTCATTCAACCATTGCTGCAATGAGGACATGACCATGACGGCCTTCCATGCCGTAAACGCAGCCGCGATACTGTACACCGCCACTTTACTGTTGAGAATGGCGACGGTCAAGTTTTCCATGAATTGGACGAGGCTGCTGTTCGCGATGGTGCTGAGAGCGGTAGCTATGCCGGGGACGAGTGTACCGACAATGAATTTGCCGAGCTCGACGAAGCTATTGCGCACGTTGGTGATGTATGAGATGATTCCGGAGTCTTTGTCGAATCCGAAAATCGTCCCCGTGAAATCACCGGACATGAGCAAATCTTTAAGATTCTTCAACGACGGGACGAGTGTCTTATTGATCCATTCTCCTGCGGCGGCGGCAGCGTCACGCATGCGGAAAAGAAAATCAACGAAGCTCGAGTCTTCCTCGAAGGAGAAGATCGGGCCAGTGAAGTCACCCTTGCGGATAATGTTGAAAGCATTTGTAATACTGGGGATGAATGAATTGCTTACCCAGTTGAATACTTTCTCGAAACCCTTGCTCATGGCATCAAGGGATGCGGTGATCCACGGGAGTGCTTTTTCGGCGATTTCCTGCGCCCCGGTCACAAGGGTGGCTTTGAAATTCCCCCAAGCGCCTTCCAGGGTTTTGGTGGATGTAGCGGCCTCAATGGCCACGTCCTCCATACCGAGGTCAAGGATTGCTTGGTTGAATTCCTCGGCAGTGATTTCGCCTTTTTCCATGGCTTCCCGGAAATTGCCGGTGTAGGCGCCATTCTTTTTCATGGCTTCCTGCAATTTACCGGATGCGCCTGGAATGGCGTCGGAAAGCTGGTTCCAGTTCTCGGTGGTGAGTTTTCCGGCGCCCGCGGTCTGCGTCATAACAAGGCCGACCGTTTTGAACGTCTGCGCATTCCCGCCCGCAACAGCATTCAAGTTACCGGCAGCCTCAGCGAGCTTATCGTAGCCCTTTACGCCGTTGGATGCGAGCTGCGCGGTAATTGACTGAATATCGTCGAGCTCGTAAATCGTGCGGTCCGCGTAGGAGCGCGTGCTTTTTGTGAGCGCGTTGATTTCGTCCGCGCTTTTACCGGCGAATGCGAGCGTTTGCTTGAATTTGATTGTGGCGTCAGCAGCATTGAACGCCTCTTTCGCGACACCACCGAACGCGACTGCAATGCCTCCGATGGCGAGTCCTCCGAGCGCAGCGCCGGCGACTTTCGCTACCGATTTGAACGCACCGCCAAGACCGGACGTGATCTTTCTCTCAGCCGGCCCAGTGTCAACATTGCCGATTTCATTATTGATGTTTCGGGCGAGGCCTCGCACGGACGGGCTGATCTGAATCCATGCGGTCCCGAGATCATATCCGGCCATTGATACCTCTCCGAAATCATGTGTAGCGAAAATGGCTCACGCCAAACAAACAATTTTTCGTGTTTGTCTTGGCGTGAACCATTTTACACTATCCGATTAGAAACGCGGGCTCAGCTGCCGTATCGGGCAAGCCATTTCTCACCCTTGGCCTTCTGCGCTTTAGCGTGTTTGCTCGACACCCTGGGATTACCGGTCTCCCGGTATCCTTCAGCCGGAGGTTTCGGCGTTTCAGGCCACTTGTCTTTTTTGACGCCGTTGACGGCAAGCAACGTGGTCTGGATATTGTGTGCTGACATTATTGTGGCGGCTACTTCGTCGGACCAGTATCTGTCCCCGCCTCGCGCCCTATCGAACGTAGACCCCGGGGGGAGGCCGCCGATGAGCGCCATTACCCGCCTGGGCGTTATCCTGCCTCGATATAGATCGAGGAGATCCGTGTTGTAGTATCGTTGCAGGTCGGCTTCTATCTCCCACCCATACTCGCGGAGTAGTGGTGGGAGAATTGTCAGTTTCCCGCGCCCACCTCGGACACGATTGACTGCATAAAGTCGGTCACCGAGTCGATCGGAACACGACCATTCTCATCCTCCAGGGCAGCGTAGACCTCATCCTTGTGGTCGCCTACGATGAGGCGGAAAAGCGGAAAAGGGTTGCCGGCGTCGAGGGCTTCGAATGCGCGGAAGTCTTCCAGCGCCTCCGGAGGAATGTCGAATTCAATACCCTCGTAGTCCACGTGGATGGGGTCGCGCGTGGCTTCCGCCTTGGCCAACCTGTCAGCCGGCGCCTTAGCTCCAGCAGCCTTTGCCTTGCTCTTCGTATCCTTGTCAGACATAATGGGTTGTCCTCAAAAATTTGTTTTATAAAGTGGGTGGGTTGTGTTTGTTTTGGATTTTCCCCGCTATTCCGCGACAACCCATCCGAAACACGAAATAGCGGGGAAAAATTGATTATCAGGCCGGGAGCAGCGCCTTGTGGTCCGAGTAAATAATGTAATCACCCAGCACGGAGAGATTGTACTCGTAACCGGTGATCTCAGCCTGCTGGAAAGTGATCTCGCCGCGCTCGCCGAGCTCCAGACGCGGGAAAACAATACGAATCTGTGCGCCCACGCCGGAAACGTCGAAGAAATCGGCAACACCGCAGAGAAGCTTGACCTTACGGGACGACTTAGCGGTGATCTTCACGCCCTTGACGGCGCCACCATCCTCGACCTTCTCGCTAGTGGCGTCAAGATACCAAGAGAGAGGGGCGAGCATGGTCTCCAGGAGGGTGGCGCTGAAAGTCGTCTCCGAGGAGTCAAGGAATGTCTTGACGACGCCGTGGCCCTGGTGTCCCTTAATCTTGGTGACGGAGTCGTCAGAGGTCAGCTTGAATCCGTCCTCGCTAATCCATCCGACGTTGGTGAGACCGGTCACGCCGGAGAGGTCCTGGGTGAGTGACGTGACCTTCTCGCCGAACTTTTCGACATAGTCACCCAGCCAGAGCGCGTCATTGTCGGACGAGAAAATGAGTGCATTGTCAGCGTTAACAGCCATTATTTGTTCACCTGTGTGCTGTAATTGTTAATGTTGCAGTCGCCCTCGCCTGAGACGTGTCCGGATCGGGCATTTCTATCGGATAGGATGATTGTACCATCACTATACCATCCCGATAGTTGGGCATTGTGTGCGCCACATTCACGGCCTCGCACGCAATTTTCATCGCCTCACCCGACGACTGAGCGTAGGCGTCGATTGTTTCCAGCGCGGTGCAGAGCGCTTTCTGCGTGACACCGGTGCCCCCTGTTGAGAGGACTCGAATGAATGCGGCGGGACGATCAGGACTTTCAGGTCTGCGGGCCACGACCGGCACACTCATGTGTGCGGACAGGAAATCCATGAGATGCTTTTTTATGTCCGGCACCGTGGGGGCACGATCGTATGTTGGACTCATTTCCCGCCACCCATTGTGAGGCCGATCGCACGCTCCAACGTGTGCTCTCTCATCTGTCTGCGCATTGCGGCAATGGTACGCGCCCTAACATATCCGCGGGCACGATTTCCGTGCGTCGTCTCACCCTCAAACCCACGGCCGGCAGCGTTGGCTACGCGCCCGGTCTCTAATGCGACAGTCCGGGCTACGTCGGGGCCGCGCAGAAGATCGGCGACACCGTCCCGGTTGAGCTGGAATTTTACTTTCTGCATTTATTCGCTCGTCTTGTCTTCGTTGGCGCGAATCTGCACGACCATCCCCTTAGGGTAGGGTGAAGGGCGGCCATCGACACGGTATTCTATGCCGTCTACAATAAGATGATCTTCCGCGGTCACGTCGATTGTGGTATTCCGCCAATAAAGGGCGGCGGGGACGGTGACGGGCATTGCCCCAGCACTGATCGGCTCAGTAGACGTAGCCGGCGCAAACACCGCGGGCGGCAAGGCAACGTTCTCCCACTGTCCTGGCACTGGGTTGCCGTACTGGTCTTTCGACGCCGGGCCTCGCCTACGCCGCATAACGGGCACGTATCCGGAGAGCATTACGGTTCCTGTCCGCTGATCACGTTAATGTCTTCGATTAGCTGATCGGTGACGGATCGCATATCATAATCCTGCAAGAGGTCTACCTCGAACGCACCGCCGGAGCCTCCGAGAGCATCTTTTTCCTCACGTTTCAGGTAGAGGCCGCCTTCAGGATTCTGATACGTGAACTGATCGGAGAACGGGCCGGTCGTGTGTGATTCTGACGCGATAATCCCGTGAGGCTCAGAGTAGATTCCGCCGCCACTGTCTGTGACGCCGCCGATAGCATCGCCGCCCTGCATTGCACGGCGCACCACAGCACACGCCACACGCTTCCGCGTACGAGGGGTAGCCGATTCCCATCGAGGGCATTTCGACACGATGAGATCTGTTGCGTCGGCGAGGAGCACGTCGGCGCGGATACGCTCATTGTCTGAGAGTGCCCGCCACCGGGCCTCTAGGTCTTCGACCGTGGCGAACGGGATAATGTCATCAGGAGTCATTTTGCCGTCTTTCTGGGACGGCCTCGTCCCCGACGGGGGACGGGTGCCGGCGGGGCAGTGCGAGAGGGGGAAGAGGAGGAAGTGGGCTCGTCTGCCCCGCCGGCGTCATCATTCTCAGGGTCGATTTCGGTGTATTCGTCTCCGAGCATCACATCGTGGTCGTCTGCGAGATGGATCACAATATCATGATCTCGATGCTTGTAGTGTCGCATTTCCGGAATCGCCCCTGGGAAAAGTTTTGTTTTGGATGGGTTGTGTTTTGCTTACGGCGATTTTATCAGGCGCCAGCCTTGGTCTTAATCGTCGCAAACTTGTCCGGGAAAACATACCAAGCGTACAGAATCTCAAGACGCAGAGCAATCTGGTTGCGCCTCTTCAGGTCGCCCTGGCCGTCCGGGTCACCGAAACGGATGATCTCAAGCGGCAGAGACCGCTGAATTCCCCAGCGAATGCCATCGACGAAGTCGCCGACAATTCCCTCAACATTAGTAGCGGCGGTCGCCTCGGGCTTGCCCGCAACAGTGTTTCCAGCGGCAGCCGGAAGCCCCATAAAATTATCAATGTCAACGCCGAGGCCGATCTGCGGGTAACGCGGCGTACCCGAAGGCGAACCGTCAGCATTCTTGGTCTGGAGACTACCGAGCGCCCAAACGGCGGACGGGGCAAGTGCAAGGCCGGTCGGCGTAATAGGCGCAGCGTTGTCGTTAATGAGGAGTCCGGCGGCCTGGCGGATCGCCTGGTCCATCTCCGTAGTGCCAATCTCGACACTCTTGGTGGTGGAGGTAAGGTAGTTGGTCCACGCGTCGATAACGGCGCCGGTCAGCGGGTTAACACGGTGGTAAAGGCCAAGGTCGAGGGCACGGGAAAGCGCCTCGCTGCCTTTCTGAGCGAGCTGGTTGAGGACGTCCAGCTGATAGTCCTCGTCGGCCCACTGGACCTCCTCGTTGAATCGCATAGTGACCTGAGCCTTGTGAGGCTTAGCGGTCACATAGCCGAACTCACCAGACGTGGGAGCCTTTTCGGCGCCCTCGTCCACGAACTCGGCACGCGGGAAATTATCGAAGGTGATAATGTCCACGTCGCCGAAGGTCATGGGAATTCCGCCGTTGAGCTTGGCGACGGTGGAGAGAGTCTGGGTGCGAGTGATGATCCCGTCGGCGATCTGCCGAGGCATGAGAACCTTCGCCTTGCCTGAATCAAACACGGCCATTTTTGTTGGTTTCCGTTTCTTTCTGGTGTTTTACTTTTAGAATTGCGGTGGGCGTTTAGTCGCCGGCGAAAACATTCCGAGCGAATTCTGCAAGGTTGCCGCCGTCATTGTCGGGCGTGATCCCGGCCTGCGTCACCACGGGGGCGACGGGCGGCTTAGCGTCGTGCAGTGCTTTGGCGATTGCGGCAGCATGAGCGTTGATTTCGTCCTCGGTTGTTCCTCGGATCAAATCGGCGCTGATACCGTGCTCGGCGGCCGCATTGGCGGACCATTCACGGACCTTGGCGGCAGTTTCGAAATCTGCCACCTTAGCTTTTAGGGCTTCGATTGTGGCGTCTTTGTCGCCGATGGCCTTAGCGAGCTCGTCTCGCTCGTTGGCAGCGCGCCGATTTTCTTTGGCGCGATTCTCCCACTTCCGGGACTCGCTCTTCCAGTCGATTTCAGGCTTACTAACGGCGGCGTTGTCTTCATTCTTGGGGGTGTCACCGTCGTTAGTGGCGCCGTTGTCGGCTGGCGTGTCGCTTGCGGCATTGTCGCTCATTGGGCGTTTCCTATATTTTGACCGTGCGGTTATTGTAATATTTTCAGGCAACTATTCTGGGCTTTGCAGCCGTCCTCGTGGCCCTTTGTTTATGCATTGTAGCACAATCATTCGATCGGCCGGGTACGCCATTCTGCGAGCTCCTCTTGGTGCGTGTCTATCCACGAGGAAACGAGCTCACGATGACGCTCGCGACCTTTCTCGGTTTTATGTCTTGCTGCGAGCGTGTATGCTTTCGCGGGGACTTCCCGTGACGTTGGGTCCCAGGCTGGGACGGCGACACATTTGCAATTGTCGTGCGCCCCGAACGATGCTGTCCCTTGTGACCGGTAATAGCATTCGTTCATTGTGAGCATGACGCAGAAATTACATGCTTGAGGGTTACGTGTCCGTCTTTCCCAGCCCATTGCTTCCGGGTCGGCCCATGTCATGTCTGCGATTTGTGAGCGGGCGCCGTCGCTGACGTATCGGATGAGCGCCCCAGTCAAATACGATAGGGCGATGTCGGGGTTTCCGGCGTATAGTGCTCCGGCACTAAATCTGACACTGTCGTCTATTTCGCCCTGTGGTGTGAGTGACGTTTGTACTGTGGGGGCGTCGCCTGGAATGTCCTGGTCTAGGCGCATGTCTCGATACCATTCGTCGGCGATTGCGGCAGCCGCACTGCCGTATTGGTCTACGAGGGCGGGCATGATTTCGAGCAGAAGGTCGCGCGCGCGCGGGGGGGCCTGTCTGGCGGCGCGGGACCATAGCGTGTGTAGATCATTTTGGGCGAGTGTGGTGAGTGAGTCTATTGCTTGCCCGTACGCCCCGATTTCTGCAGTTGACAGCATGGTGGTGTTAGTTTATTGGTGTTTTGGTGCCGCCGGGCAGTTTGATGTTGCGCTTAACCCTGTTCCTTGTATTGGGTTGGTTATTAACTCTCAGATTATTGCCACTGCCATTGCCGCCGTTGCTGTTGCTGGCGTTGCTGGCATTGTCGCCACCATTATTGTTGGCCGCGTCACCGTTGTCAGTGTTCTCGCCATTCTCGCCATTCTCATCCACAGTGTTCCCGTTATTCGTGGCAGCGAGAGCGCGGTCGAGCAATGACACCGCATTCTTTTTACGATTCTCGGCGTTAATGTCTGCGAGATCGTCCTCGGTGAGTCCAGCGCGCCGCATGAGAGTCTGCGATTCCTGCAGCGACGGGAACGCGGACACCATTTTGACTGCGAAGTCAGCGGCGGAGGACGGTGAGGAATAGCGGGCGGGGGTCCATTTCACCGAGGTCTTCCACGACTCGACGGGCGGCTCGTCGAGCTTGTCTCTGACCATAATAATGTTCTGCAGCGTGCGCCGCAATGGGGCGGTGAAAATGCGCCACTGATATTCGGCTTCGTCCGCGAGCGCCGCTTCAGCTGCCTGCATCGCCTCGGCCGAGGCGGGGTTCTCCGCGAATACCCCGATGGCGGATTGAGGCAGGTTTGTGGCCGCGCACAAATTCTGTGCCAGCTGACGGTACATTTCCAGGTGGGGGCTCATGGTCATTTGTGAGAATTGCCCAACCGATGGGATGTCGCCGTTCTCGTTCGGCTCCAGCACTTGGACGCGTGCCATGATTGCGGACCACCTGTCTTGGCCGGCGAAATCTGCTCTTTCCGCACCGAGCACGTAGCGTTGCGGTGAGGAGAAAAATTCTGCGGATGTTTCTGCGCGGACCATTGTCCTCACTGCCGCGTCAGTGAGGTATCTTACTTCACGGGTGATTCGTGAGTGCCCTAAAGGGCGGTTGAGCTGCGGGTCGTAGCAGAGTGCTTCGACGAAAATGCGGTTGGGTGTGTCTCCGAGTTTTTCGGCTTTCCATCCGCCGCCGTTTTCTTTGGCGTCGATTCGCCAAATGGCGGTGGGAGTGTGCATGATGGCGCCGGCCGGCTGTCCGTATTTGTCGGTCTGGTCGATTGTGAGGGCGGCTTCGATTATGCGGCGCCTAGTGTCCCAAAGGGCGGCAGACCATTCCGCGTCACGTGCTTGCACGACGACAGGCGGCTCACCGATGGTTTCGTCCCCGCGTGTCACGGTGAGCAGCGAGAAAGAATGCTTGTATGCGGACGTGATCGCTTGTGCGAGGTCGAGGTCGTAGTTGTTTGCGGAGAGTATTTCGTTGGCTTCGAAAGCGTCGGGGGCGCCGTTCAGGGAGTAGCCTTCGAATACGTGCCGGCGGGCGAGCATGGTGACGACTTTCTGAGGCCACCCCAACGCTGCTTTGGTGCGTGTCATTTGCGGCGGAATACTGATGCCCAAATCCTGGAAAGCGCGGTGGCCGTCATAGTAGACGGACAGCAGCTTGTTTTTGTTCGAGTGCTGCTGCCATTTCTGCCACAGTTGCAGGAATGTTGCATGGTCTTCGTCGGGGAGTCCGGAAATGCGGGTCGGGGCCGGCGTAGCGTTAACGAGTCGCCCGTCGTCAGGATAAACTTCAGTCATAGGAACAGTACTCCGCCGCCACGATCATTTCTACTATTGGCGTTTTCGATTTTATCATAGGGCTTGTAACGGGGGCGTCTTTTTGTTGTGCGTGCGGCCCACATTGCGAGTGTGCATGCTTCTAGGCCGGCTACGGTGGCGCCCGGGGGTGCTTGTAGTGCCCATCCGCCGGATGTTCCGATTGGGCGCGGCGTAGCAGACGCGGCCTCAGTCCGCAGTTGCATGTCGTCCAAGTGTGTGATTGTGTTTTCGCGTAGTGAGGCGTCTAGCATGCTGTAGGCGTCTATGATTTGTGTGATTGTGGGGGTGATGATGACTTGCGGGCGTACTCCGATTGTCCGTAGTCTTTCGATTGTGTCTCCGGCACCGTATTTTCCGTCTACGATGATTTGCGCCCACCTGTCCCTGGTGTCCGCAATGTAGTCGATTATCCATTGTGTGCCTTCGCTCATGCGGCGTACGCCTTGGTGTGTGCATAACTCGACGTGCGTGGGTGTGTTTGCCTTGTGTCCTGCTCTGGCTAGGGCGCAGGTTGATCCATCGGGTGCGAACCTTATTGCGGCGCACCATCGCATGCTGTGCGGCGTGTTTTCTGGCCGTATTGTGGCGGTGTTCCAGGCGACGGGGTCGATTGCGAGCCTGTCGTTGGCACGGTCCCATATTCCGAGGCCTTCGCGTCGGAATGATTCTTCCCCGAGCTGCCGGCGCATTCTTAGAATGGCGGATTCGGGTGTGCGACGCGGGTATGATGGGTTTGCTTTTTCCCATTGTTTCCTGTCGTCGCTGTTAGCGTCGTAGTCGGCGGCCAGCTCGAGGTAGAGGCCGTCTTTTATTTCGCCCTGCAAGGCGAGGTTCCGGAATTCACTGAAAGCTTCGGATGGGTCTTTGGGTTTTGGTGGTGTCCCGATTTTGATGATGAGCGGGTCGGGCGCCGTGTTTGTGGCGGGGATCATGTCGTCTAGTGCGGCTGCGCCCAGGATTTGGGCTTCGTCGAAAAGAATCATATCTACGCCGTGGAATCCTCGTCCGAATCCGCCTTCGCGGGCTCCGAACAGGATTCGTGATCCGTTGTTGAAGAGGATGGCTTGCTGCCCGTTTGCTTGCCGTATTTTATTCACGTATGGGGCGATGTCGGGTATTTGGGCCATTCCTTTCATGTCGTTGAATGTTTCGTCTGCGGTGCGTGTGCGGTGTGCGGTCCAGAGTACGAAGTAGTTTGGGTGGAGAGTGGCGAGTGCGAATGTTAGGCCGCCGATCGTGTATGTTTTGCCGACCTGACGGGGGATGCTGGCTTGGATTCCGTCGATGCTGGCGGCGTAGTGGCCGTCGTTTCGTTTTGCGAGGATTGCTTTGAGCCAGTCTTGTTGCCAGACGTCGAGGGGGTATTGCATTTCTTGGAGGCGGCGTTGGACTGGCGGCCAGGCGGTGTGTGTGATGTTTTCTGGGAGGGTGAGGTGGGCGGCGATTTCGCTGAGGTGTTTTTCGCTCATTTTAGATGCCGTCCCAGGTTTGTGTTTCGTTTGGAATGTCGGTGGGGGTGGTGTGTGTGTTTTCGTTTTGTGTGGTGGCGAGTTGGTCTGTGATTTGTATGAGTTGTGCGGTGAGTTTTGTGAGTGCTGTGTCGCCTGTTCTGGGGTCGTCTATGACGGTGGCGATTTTGTGTGCGAGTGCTTGGCGGATGAGTGTGGGGTTGCCGGTGTTTGTGGCGTCGGTGATTGGTGCGGGGCTGTTGGGTTCGTATACGGTGATTGTGGTGTTTGTGTGGGTTGTCATGTTCTCTATATATGTGGTGGTGTGTGTCATGTCTGGCAGGAGTTTTCCGCAGGGTTTTCCACAGGTGGCCCTCAATGGGGGAGTTTTCCACAGGGTTTTCCACAGGTTTGGGAGTTTTCCACATGATGGCGGTCACATTGTGATCTGGGTTACTGGAGTTATCCACAGGGTTTTCCACAAGCAGGGAGGGATGGGCAGACCTTCGGGGTGTTCGCGGCCGGATGGGGGGTGG